GGGCTATGCAATCCCTTTGCCGCTGAGCAAAAAGAAAAGGCTGAAGAGGAAAGTAAAGAACTAAAAACATTTGGAGGGGACCAGTGACTAGCAAAAAGATAAAGATTGAGTGTGAGGGAGTGGGACATAGTACCAAGATTTCTGTAGATGGAAAGGATCTGCTAAAAGAGGTTCCCGGGATATACGGAATTGAGCTTAGTATTTTTGTTGATAATGTTGTAGAACTTAAACTCTATCAGCATGCTCCCCCGGTTTTATTTGAAGGCAAGGCGAAAATAATTAAGATATTTGGCAAAGAGAACTACTGCTTAGTGGACCCCCATTATTTCGAAGAACTGAAAAAAGAAATTGAGCGAGTCAAAAAGGGGAGAAACAAAGCGTTTGAGAAAACCGATAGCTTACTTGAGGAAAATGACGGACTAAAAAGGGAAATAAGTGCATTAAAGGTAAAACTCGAAAAAAAGGCAGGTGAACAATAATGGTACAGTTTAAGGGGTACGAGGGAAGTATAAAGTTTGACGTTGCAGCATCTCCTACTGCAATAGGAAATGCTCACGTCTGGGGTTTAACTCTTGCAGGGGACACGGTTGAGATTACTGATTTCACCTCGACCGGGTGGAAGAAATTCCTAGCGACTCTTAAGTCCTGGAGTATAACAGGGGAGGCATATTGGGATGAAACTGATCCTGCCCAGGCCGCCCTTAGGGGAGCGGTTGGTGGAGCAGAAGCTACGATCCAGTGCTTCACGGGTGATGCCGGTAAAGCGTACCACGGCGAGGGGATTGTAACCGCCTGGGACGTTGGATCAGCGGTTGCAGGCGTGGTTACTGCTAGTTTTACTTTGCAGGGATCGGATGCCTTGAGTTACGGCACGCCATAAATATCTTATCCAAAATTGAAATTAGGGAGGTGAAACAATATGCCAAAACAAGGATATTTAGGCGCATTTTACAGCAAAATACTCCCTCAGGTTATAGACAACTGTGACGAAAACTGGGATGCTGGCACTCATGGTACTCCTGAGCTAGATACGGGAGACAAGCAGGAGGGAAGTGCCTCGGTTAAGATAGTGGTAGCCAGCGCGGTTGCCGGGGACATTCTGGCAACTAACGACTTTGCGGCTTTAGATATCAGAAACCATAGAAGGGTGCAGTTCTGGATAAAAGCATCTAAGGCTATAGCAGCAGAAGACCTAGCCCTGTTGATAGATGAAACGGCAGCCTGTGCGGGCGGTCCTGCAAAGGAAGTCCTCTTGTTACCGGAACTCACAATAAATACCTGGACTAAGGTTACTCTCGTTCTGGCTGCACCAGCGGATCTCAATGCGGTTATATCGGTGGGACTGGAATTCAATGCTAATCCCGGGGATTGTAACATCTGGATAGATGACATTAAAGTTATCGGTAGCCTGGTAGTTTCGGTTATGGAGTCAATGAGTCCTGCAACCGGAGACGGGGCCAATAAAGTATTCCAGATAGCCAATGCTAATGTTGATCTTGATACTTTAGTGGTACAGGTAAATGCCGTGACTGTAAAGGATTATAGCGTTACAGTTAAGGGAGAGGTCACCTTTGTCACTGCACCAGGGGATGGACTGACGGTTAAGTGTACTTATACTCATTGGGTTGTTGTCCAGGCCGGAGGCTTCCATAACTGGGCCTTCTCTCTCACTGGTGACACGGTAGAAAGGACCGACTTTACTACTACCGGTTGGAAGAAGTTTGTGAGTATCTTGAAGGGCTGGTCAGGCTTAGCGGAGAGATTCTGGCTGAACGAGAAATGGATGGCTGAGATGGGAAACCTTATTATCGTCAAGTTCTACGAGGACACCGGAGCCCCACTACAGAGATATGAGGGATGGGCACTTATCACGGGCATAGACATAAGCGCATCGGTTGACACCCTGATTATGGAGCCGATTAGTTTCCAGGGACACGGGGTTTTATCGCCTGAATCAGGTTAATCAAAATAAAAAGGAAGGAGGATGATATGGGTGCAGATAGAACTGTTGATACTCCTATAACAGTAAAGTTTCATGGAAAAAAATATAAGCTAAGACAAATTACGACGCAGGATTACGGTGAGATTGTTCGTTATCTCAAAACGCTTTACATAGGTGAAATCGGCAAGTCTCTGAGGATGGCCGGTGTCAAAGAGGATAAAATCATCACCGAAGTCAGAAAACTTCAATTTGAGGAGTGGGGCGTTAAAGGAGAAAATCAGAAGGAGATAACCAAGTATTACGAAGAAAAAGTTAAACCTTTAATGAGCTCTAATGAGGCTGTGTCTTACCTTCTATACTTGGGACTGAGGAAAGAGCATCCAGAATTGACCCTGGAAGACGCAGGTAATATTGTAGCGGCTGATCCGGGCGGAATGGATGAACTTGTATCTTACGTGATGGGCGGAATTACGGAAAGAAGGAAAAAAGCAAAAAAAGCAAAAAACGTATAAAGGGCGAGGATATCTTCGCCCAGTTATGGAGACTAGATTGGGATTATATCTTTGCTCAATTAAAAGGATTTTACGGATGCTCTAAAGATGAGTTTAAGAAAATGACTCTGCATGAAGTCTTCAATCTATTGGAAGATGGAGAAAGGCTAATCAAAGCAGAGACAGTCAAAGGTACTCCTTCAGAAGGAAGTACATCGTCATTGAGTACAGTAGATAAAAAGAGGTTAATTCAAATGGCGAAAGAACGAGACATCGAATTGCCGGGGAAGGGGTTATAATGGCAGCAGGAACAAAAGTCGGAGAAGCCTACGTCGAACTTCAAGCTCGTATGGCCAAGTTTGAGTCTCAGTTGAGGTCAGCAGAGGTAATGACTGGTAAGTCAGTCAATAAGATGCAGGCTAAGTTTCAGACTCTAGCTCCCACCATGAAAAAAGTAGGTATGGGAATGGCGGTTGCCGGTGGGGTTATCACGGCAGCGCTAGGCTTGACTGTAAAGTCTGCCATGTCTTTCAATAAGGAAATGGCCAATATAGCCACCCTGATCCCAGGCGCTACCGAGCGGGTAATTGAACTCAAAGATGAAATCAGGACGATGGCTGTAGAGGTAGGGAAAAGTACGGGGGATTTGGCGCAGGGTGGGTATCAGGTCATATCCGCCTTTGGTGATACTGCTGATACTGTGGATATCCTTAGAATATCAGCCAGGGCTGCCACGGCTGGTGTAGCCACTACCACAGACGCAATCAACCTTCTGGGTGCTGTCACAAAAGGATATGGAGATACTTCTAAAGAAGCCCAGTTAAAAGTTAGTGATTTGGCATTTCAGACGGTTAAACTAGGAGTAACGGACTTTCCACAACTTGCAGCTAGCATAGGTCAAGTGGTGCCTTTGACTTCTGAACTAGGGGTAAGTCAGGAAGAACTATTTGCGGTGATGGCAACAGGAACAGGTGTCACAGGTAAGGCTGCCCAAGTAGCAACTCAACTAAGGGGAGCAGTACAGGCTTTGATGGCCCCGAGTGCGGATATGATAAAACTCCTTGAGGAGAAGGGGTATGCAAGCGGAAAGGCTATGCTTGCTGATCTAGGTTTAATAGAAACTCTTAATACTATTAAAAGTGTGTCTGAAGCCTCGAATACTCCATTACAGAGATATATTGGTTCGATAGAGGGTCAAACTATAGCACTAGCTTTGACTGGAGCACAGGCTGATAATTATATCGAAAAGCTAGCTGCTATGAGGGACGCTGCAGGTATGACCGATGCAGCCTTCAAGGAGCAAACAGAAGGGATCAATAAAGTAGGCTTTGCCTTTGAGCAAGCAAAAATACGAATAGGGATTCTGGGTCAGGAAATAGGCGATAGGCTTCTGCCGATGATAACCCCCTTAATTGAGAAGATTACCGGCATTGTAAAAGCGATGTCAGATTGGTCAAAAGAGCACCCCAAACTCGCTGAAGGGTTAGTTAAAGTCACAGCGATTTTAGGGGGAGTAATGCTCGTAGGTGGCCCCCTGTTAATGTTGGCTCCTACTATAGCAAAGATTACTTCTGTAATTCCAGCTTTAATCGGTGGACTAGGTGCAATCAAGGGAGCGATTATCGCTATGCATGTAGCAATCGGCCCGATTGGATGGGCAATAGAAGCAATAATAGCTGCTATAGTTTTACTTTACATTGCCTGGACAAAGAACTGGGGGGGAATACAGGAAAAGACTAGGGCAGTGGTGAATTTTATCTCCAAATATTTCATCAAGTTTGTGAACTTTATGTCTCAAAACGTTTTGAATCCTATAATCAGTGGGTTTGAATGGATGGCCAATAAAATACTAGGGGTTGTAGGAGACATGATTGGTGGACTGATAGACCTTATTAGTTATCTTCCTAACAGCTTATTGAAGGTTTTTGGAACGTCGCAAGAGGAAGTGAAGGCATTCGCAGTTGGCGTAAGGGAAACGTTTCATGTTGAACTAGGGAGAATTCCTAAAATAGCTGAGGACGCTCTGACGTGGAGAATGCCTGAGAAAACAAAAGAAGATTTGAAAGAGGATTTTGAAGAGACAGGCGATACAATAGAAGACTGGCATAAACGAAGTGCGGCAGCCTTTAAGGCGTGGTGTGATGATTTGGTTGAAGTTGGAGATGCGGCTGAGGAAACATCAGAACGAGTAAAAAGTGCCTGGGAGGAAATGGAAGAGCCAGAGCAGAAGAGGTTAAGAGCAATACAGGAAATGATGAGCGCAGCCGACCAGTTAGGTCTTAGCTTAGGTCGAGCAGGAGTAGCCCAGGCTGATGCGATAAAGGTAATCACTTACGCAAGCGAGGGTTACTTAAACGTGACTGGTGAGACAATGGAAAAGTTTAAGACCCTGTTGCTGAACTCTATAAAGGAAACTGGTGACCAGATGGGCGAAGAGGGGAAAGCATTGGCTGAGAAATTCCTTTATGGGTCGTCACCTGGTGGTTTTATTCCTGGAATGGTGCAAGGAGCAAAAGAAGGTGTTGATCAGTTAGTTGTTGTATTTAGGAATAAGCTAGGAACGGTTGCTCGAATAGGGTCAGAGATGGGACAAGCATTTTTATTACCTAATGGTTTTGCTTCTGAAATAGAGGAAGGAGCAAAGGGAGTTGCTGATGGGTTGGTTAATGAGCTTAAAAATAAGATAGGAGCAGTTGCTGCAGTAGGGTCAGAGATGGGAAGCGCGGTTGCATCTAATATAGGTAAAGCAGTGTCAAGGGCAGTTGTCACCAGTACAAGAACGCTTTCAGACATAGGACCGCAGTGGCATGGTGCTGAAGAAGCAGGCTGGCATAGTTATAAACGTGGCGGTCTCATCCCTTCTTACCAAGGTGGCGGATTCGTCCCTGAGGGAAAGCCCGTATTGGCTGAAGTGGACCCGGGAGAGTTGATCCTACCCCGCCCCATGACCCAGGCATTTATGAGGCTTCTGGGAGCGCCGACGCAAAAGG